TTCGGTATATGGTGCTCCACATGAGCTATGACATCATCGGGATTCCTATTCGCCATCCCTACGTCAGAACGCGATGCATCAATCACAAATACACTGAAACCTTTTGTTCGAGCAAAACGAGTTAGGGCCGTCCTAATCTCTGTACGCTCGTGATTGGCATCAGGGTGAGAGCTATCGCGCTTACCGTCAAAAACAGGCCGCTGCCCGAATTCCGTGCGCACCCAGCAGAGGTGTTCCTTCTTATCCTCGTTGAGTACTATGTGTTGATTCTGGAGGTAGGTAATAAATATTAATATACAGAAATATATCATAAATGAATTCTGTATGACCAGGTCTACCCATGGCACATTAAGTGCTATTTTTTGCTCCTTCAACTCAATCCAGCTCAATTGCCATTCAACGATATCATTCATATAACCATCGAATAACAACAAATATGAGAGCGCTGGTTGAGCGAGTGCAGTTTTTATGGTGTAGAACAATACATGGCCACCTAAGGTGTAAGAATAAATTATACCTACCAACCAGACGAACAGCACATACCACATCAAACGACGTGTCCATTTACCCGCTCGGTGTAATGTCTGCAGAAAGACGTTCGTCGGATAATAATACACAGACGTGTATTGTTGACGTAATTTATCGTCTAACCAGATCTTCCAAGCGTAGAGCTTCCATCTGTCTGGGAAAGTTTTACATGCAATGATTGTGCACGCTAGTAATGTAGGATACACTGTAAGCACATTAGCCGTAACATACACTAACGGATTCACGCTAAAGGTACATGTGACTGGACAGTCGGCTATAGCCTTCCACCAACTCACTATTCCTGTCACCGGCAACTTAACACACGTCTCCTGTATAATCCCGTGTTTCCACAAGAACATCAGGGATTCATCACGTGTTGGTAAGTGGGTGAGCATGTCTCCGTAGGGATCTATCAGTATGTGTGTCCAAATACAAACGCACAGGGTCCTCGTCGCATAACGGATCCGCCATTCGCGATCGATACCCAGAAAATACGTGGCTTGCAGACAACTGGCTAGTAAAGACAAGTATTCATCACCGGAGAGACCATAATTATTATCATAGTACTCATACCACGATGATGTTGCTTCATAACAGTATCCTACTACTTCAATCAAAGCATGGGAGAGGAAAATGAAAGTACTTGCAATCATCTTTCCTGCTTCACGACAGGGACCAGGTGACCAGCCTAGTATGTCGTGCACGTTAAAACACAGTAAAACAATATAGGATTATCT